TCTATCTAAAAAATCAAAATACAATTATATTTATAAAGAGGAAGAGGGTTTAATTGATGAAAAAATTATTGGAACAGATAGTGTAAAAATAATGGAAACAAAAATAGAAATGATAAAGAATTATAAAACTCAATATGATATGTTAAAAAGTACAAATGCATACTGTTATTCTCATTTTTTAAGATTATTTTATAAACAATTAATGCATTATGTACAATATAACACACCTGTAGGTACATTTACTTTTTTTAATTGTGGTTTAGAGAATTGTGTGATTATTATGGCAGGTACATTCAATAATACTGTTCATGATTATGGAAAACCTTTTATGTCTATAATAAAAACAAGAACACCAGAAATATATTCACCTTTTTTTGGAAAGATAAAAAAGACAAAAAAAATTAAATGATTATTATTATATTTACACAAATTGGAGAAGATTAACACTATCAAAGGTAACATTTATGTGTGATGTCTTTTATTCGACATTGGCATCTACAATGAATACAATACTATCATCCTCTCAGGTATCAAATTATTTCATGCATAATAAAGCAGAAAAAATATTTTCACTTAGAATAATAATTGGTTATGCAACAAACCAAAAAATTGCAGAATTATTAATGGACACAAGATATGCATATATGTCATCATTATCAATATACACAAATATAGGACAATTATTGCAAGAAAAATTTGGAGCACCATTTAATACTGCATTAGAAGTTTGGATAATAAATCGTCTTTTTACAAGATTAAAATTAATAAATGAAAAATCAAAATCAGATGGTATTTATCAAACTAAAATAGAGATGAGTCATAATGTAAGAGATGTTAATACAATAGGGGGAAAAATAAAATTGCCTTCATTATGGTTTGATTATGATATGTTTGATATAACAGAATTAATGGATGAAGCTTTCATTTATGTTCATACAATGAAGGAACCTTCAAATATTTTTCATGAAAACATTAAAGCAATAAAAACAATAATATCATTTCAAAAGGAATATGATAATTTACCAGATTATATTAAATACGGTGAAATGAAGACAACAGAAGAATTAGAATCTTTCTTAGCTTATAACACCAAAATAGGTTGTTCCAGTGGTATTATTTATAATTCAACAAGATATACATTGTCTCAAGAAAAACCTTTTTTCAAAAAAATAATTGCAAAATTGAATGATGAAAATATAGGTGAATTATTAAGTACTAAGGCAGTAATAGCAGACATTAATAGGACAATAGTAGCAGATGAAAAGCCTAAGAAAAGAGATATAAATAAAAAGATAAAAAGACAAAAAATGTTGTATGGTGATGAAAAGAATAGTTCAGATGAGAAATTAAAATTCTTCCTCATTCAAACAAATTCAAAATACTACAATAAAATGAAACCAAGACAAAAAGTAATGGAAACAATATTAGATAAAGTAGAAACCAATCAGAATATGACAACAACAGTTAACCTTGCAAATGAATTCATTAAAAATGAAAAAAAAGTAATAGCAGATATTTGTATAAAAGCACAGTATGGTGCAAAAAGAGAATTTTATGTGGTTAACATAGGAGCAAAAGCTTTGGCAAGAATTACTGAATTATTTTTCAAAGAATTGTGTATAAATTCGCCTAATGAAGCAATAAGTATACCTGGTGATGAAAAAATATTAAGTATGCAATCAATGTTAGACAGAATTTATTTTAATCCTTTAACAGAAAAACATAAAATTATGTATGTGAATGGTGATTGTACCAAATGGTCTGCAGCAGAAACAATGACATCTTTTATTTCAATGATAGTTGGTTTTGAAACAAA